GAAATCTTTCAAGGAACGCTTCATTGAGAACATTAGTTCCTATGAATCTACCATCGTCAGATCCTTTACCTTTAGTATTTGCTGTTGCAATTACATTGAATCCTGTAGCAGGTTGTACAAACTTACCAGTCTTTTTAAGGAAGATACCTTTACCTTCAAGGACTGGTTGTAGACACAATATTTTATTTGATGCTAGGTCAATCTCATCTAGAAGGAGGATAGCTCCCCTCTCCAAAGCTTCGATAACGGGACCATTGTGCCAAACAGTGTTACCATCAACAAGACGGAACCCACCAATAAGATCATCTTCGTCTGTTTCAATTGTAATATTAACTCTAATTAACTCTCTATTTAGTTGAGCACATGCCTGTTCTACAGAAAATGTCTTACCATTACCAGACAATCCAGTAACAAAAGATGGGTAGAATTGCTTTGATTGAATTACTTTTTTTATGTCAGTAAAGTTACCAAACTTGACAAATGTATTATCCTTTTCAGGTACAAGATTCTGTTTAACAGGAGCAGTTGAAGTGACCTGTTTCTCGAATGATTTTCTTGCTTCAGCAACAGTCAAATCCCATTTACCTAATCCAGTCTTGTAAGATTTGATGTGCTTAGTGAGTGTTCTGTAATTGCGATTGTTCTTAGCACAATATACTTTGACATTATCTGATGTAATCTTGTTACCAAAAGATGATCTTAGACCGTCAACTAGTTCTGCAGTCACATAACGAGGTTGAGATTTTTTTTGAATTTTTGCCATTTGTAATGTCTGTTGTGTATATAGACATTATAATAGAATACAATGCCTATATCCACTACTAGTGGACACTTATTTAAGTGTCATAGTGATCGATTGAACTCCAGCATTTTTCAACTGAGCGATCACATTTTCTAGTCCATCATTCTGTTGTGGGAATGATGTATCAAGAGATTCTGAAATAGGATCTGCAGACTTAACAGCAGCAAAAGATAACTGCTGCTCAACAGCAGATTGCTTTGCATGACGACCAGGAAGATAACTGGTTGCCTTCTGTTTGTTTATGATACTAGGAAATGTTTTTCCAAATATTCCATTTCTAAGTCTGTCAGGTCTTTGTCCTGCAGCACGACTCATAAGAGTACGCATGTAGTCACGAGGAGATGTCTTAAAGTTTTGATGTTTAAGAACATCTAGTAGGTGTAGATTTTGTTCGCAAAATTTGTCAAGTCCATACATCTGTCTCCAGTTAGTAAGTGGTTCTTGAGTTTCTCCAACTCTTGCACCATCACGGATTTCAGAAGTATTGGCAACTGCCCATCTTGCATATTTTTCAAGGGTGTCTATTACCCATGTTAGTCTTTGAAGGGTATTCATCTCCAATATTATAAGAGTACTATTATTATATAGTACTCGCTTTCACATGTCAAGCAACTAAGTCAACGAACTCATTTAAAACTTTTTTGTTAGTCTTCTTTGCTTTGAATGATTTTACAAATGCTCTCTTGATTTCTGCTTTAGACATCGCATCATTTGTCTCTTCATCA